TTTTCACCCATATAAATTTCAGTCTCTGCTTTGCTTTTTATGCATTTGTATGTGACGTTTGGTGTGTATTGTCTTTCGGCATGACGCTTGCCTCGAAGGCAATCAGCCATCGACTTTTGTATACGGTGCTCCTTGATCTCTGCTCCTACAAACATTATCAGTGCTACTACTGTTTCAATCATTGTCCATTACCATTTGTATATTTAATTTCTCTGTTTTGATCTTTTAATCTTTCAATGTCTTCTAAAACTTTGTCCATTTGTTTTCTTAAAAACTCGATGTTGACTTTATTTAATGCCATGTTTTCTATGTGTGCGTTAAGCTTATCTGTAGTCTTATAAAGATCTTCAATCATCATGAATTGCTCAGAATCAGCGGGTAGTGATCCTAATTGTCCACGTGGCCATTTAATTCTAAACTCTGTATTCTCTACTAAATCTTTCTGCATCAATT